TACACGTCATTATGGGAATGGTGCTCCCACCAATCGCACCAACAATGTCAGAACTCGCAACTGATATTCCCGCAAAATATGGCAATTATTATGGTGGGATGGATTATACTTCAAAGACAATTAATATTCCAATTACAATTATGGCACCGCAGAACTCAAAGTCTTACTTAGACTACACTCAGACATTAGCTGGATTATTATTAACTGACGAAGCTGATAATAACCAAGAGATTCCGTTAGTGTTTGGCTTTCAACCAGATCTAACTTATTGGGGACATATTACTGCAATTAGCGACCCCCAAGCTGTTCAAGAAGGTGTTTGGGACACAAAATCGACAATCACATTTGTTATGTCAGATCCACGGGCGACTTTGCCGCAAGTAGAGGTTCCTTTGAAAAATGGTTTGAATACTATTACGGTTGATGGGACGGCTCAAACTGAACCTGTTATTCAAATAATTCCTAAACGAGCTTTGAAATATGTTGGGTATACATTAAATGGTGGCAATTACGGAATCGGTCCAGAAGACCCATTAGAACAGGATCAGGCTGTTCAAGAATGGGAAAAAGTGCTTGATGATCCCGTCGAAACAATGGCGATGTGGTCAAATGACGCCAGCGCTATTGGTGGGCTAGTTGGTCCAAACGGTGGCGATCCGACTGTTTTTCAGGGAACAGCAATGATTAACGACAACACTTCTGCGATGACAGTCAAGCGTGATGCCGATGGTACTAACCAACAGTTTGGCGATCACCAATCTGGTTGGTATGGTCCTGCGTTAAGATACACTGGATTGACCCAATCATTATCAGAATGGCGTTTACGCGCTGGTATTCACTACGGACGCTATGGTGGTACTCATAATGAACGTGGCATGGGAGCTGTTCAATTTCAGTGGACTGATTCTGGTGGTAAAACTATCGGTAACTTTTGTATTGTCGGATATAGTTCAAATGCTCGCCCAAGATGCAGGCTACAAATTTGTCAGCCCGGATCTAATTTTGCCCCAAATGATGGTAGACATCGAGATCTGCTAACCACCACAGGACCTAGTGGAGCCTTTACGAACAAAAGAGATACCACTGTTAAAATAAAATCTGGGACTAAAACAGTACGAAAAGTTGTTAGAACAAGAGCAAGAAATGGTAAGGTAACCAAAAAAACGATTAACGAAAAGGTTAATACCTATATAACCGTTTGGAACAGACAAGAAACAGGTGCTTTAACTGATGGCTGGATTAAGATGGACATGACACACGTGGGTAACACTTTTAGCTGGTCCGTTGTTCAATATAACACTGACAATGGACAGCCTTACACAAACGCAAACAAATATCTAATTGCGCACTCACAACAGCCAATCAACACTGGAAACAAGTACCAAACCGCACTTGGTGGCTTTGGGATAATGTTTCTAAAGCATTCAATCACAGAAGATGATCAAAAGATTGCATATAAGGCTCCATATCTATCTCTGACGGAGATAGCTTTATGGAAGCATAATGACGTTCCAAGTTCATCAACGCCAACTTATATTGCTAGTGCTGGTTCTGAAATAATGATGGACTCAGAATCAGAAACGACAACAATCGGTGGGAAAGTATCATACCCAGTTTGGTCAACAAGCTATCCTAAGCTAAAGCCAGGATTAAATTCACTTAGTATGGTTGGTGATTTAAGCGATGCCAAGATGGTATTAAAATACCTACCAAGAAAGTTATAAAATTTGGGAGAAATATCTCCCGTACATAAAGAAATAGGAGGCAAACGGATGTCACTTGGTAATCAATATTTAATTTTAGATTCTCATTTTAATAATGTCGGATTACTAACCGTCGATGGAGCTACCAAATTTACTAGCGATTCTATCTCAATGCAACTAGCAGACTCAGATGCTACTAGCACAGAATATGACGATGATGTTAGTGTTGGGACAGAGGATAACTACCAAGGGACGGTTAATCTGAATGCCCAATCTAAAAAATTCGACCATAAAGGAACTGTTACAGTCCCACAAGGACAACCAGATAGTGACAAAGTAGTATCAGGAAACTATCTAGCATATCATGACGATTATTTGAATAGATGGTATGTTATGTATATCTATTCAACATCAGAAGAAACAACAATCACGTCGTCTGTCAACACTGTAGCTTATGTATGTAATTTAATGCTTCGAGATTTGGCCTTCACTATTCCAATTAAGTCAACTGTTACAAGCCAGAACGCTGAGCAAGTATTTAGCAAAGTTTTTCAGAACTCCGGCTGGCAAGTTGATTATAATACATCGAACGTAAATTTAGTTAGCACAGATATGTTTGATGGTAAGACAAAAGGTACCGTCTTGCTCCAAAGTGCAATACAATTGTTTGACGTTGAAATTGATGCTTACGTTACAATTAATACGCAAGGAAAAATAGTAGATAAGATTGTTGAAATCACCGATGAACTTTCTTCCGATATTGTATACAAAGAAGCTATCTTTGGACAAAATATAACGAATATTAAGCGAACAACAGTTGCGGCACCTATCACTAAATTATACGCTTATGGTGAAAATGGGTCAACAATGGCACCACACAACAATGGTATGACATATATTGTCGATGACGATGCTAATCAGTTATATAATTACGAAGGGTCTCTCCAAGGAAAGTATCTGGAAGGCGTTATTACTGCAAATCAGATCAGTGACAACACTGGGTTGAAAGCTTGGGCACAGCGGATGTTAAAATTATTTAATCATCCCAGGACATATTATGAGGTGAATGTGGCTCCCGGATTTTTGCCACCTTTAGGAACGACAATTAGATTCAAAGATGATCACATCACCCCGGCTCTCGATGCAACTGGACGTGTTATTCAACGTACGATTAGCTTCGCATCTCCATATTCAAGTACGATTGCCTTTGGTGAATTTGTAACGGTTCCGGTTGCCACCCCCTCGTGGCTAACGGATTACCAATCAGCGCTAGAAGACGCGGTTTCTAAAGCACTGAGTGACGCAACTGCAATCACTCCTGTATTATCTCATCCAGATGGATTGGATTTTGCACAAGGTGAAACATCAAAAAGACTGCTTTTGAGTGCATGGGTTGGCAAACAAAATATTAGTACCTATGTTGATAGTAAGGGGTTTGCTTGGCGCCATGTGAATACAGATGGCTCAATAGACCCTAACTGGGAACAAACAGGAGATATTATAAATGTAACTCCATCACTTATGGGAAATATTCGAGCCTATATTGATGGTGACTACATATCAGAAGACCCTGAACTGTCAATCAATCAAAACAACTACGTTAAGATCGGAGAGTTTGATCCATATGATAGTGATGTTCACCGCATTGCTCAACATTTAGAGCAATTAGATGATGGTACGTGGTACGAATCTGCTGCTACTAGTGGGGACGATTGCAATTTTATGCACCGTGATAAAGATTTCAAGCTTATCGATAAAATGGTTTTAACTGGTGGAGGACATGGTACCACCTTTGGAGTTATGTATCAAGAAGGGCAACCATGGATTATGTGTAATCAACGTAATAGTTCAGGTAACTGGGACATCGTTAGATTTAAGTATCGGGGTGGCAAAACATTGGGAATTAATGATACTGATCACTTAATTACTCCAGGGGGCTATCCAAGGGTGGCATTTGACAGAGAGCACAATGTTGCCGGATATAGTAGTGGTGGCTACATGTTCTTTGTTTTAAACGTATCTGATCTACTAGCCGGTGTAAAAACGGTTATGTATACGATAAATATGCTCGATTATGACTTTATCGGTGATGATGATATATTCCAAGGACAGGCGCTTGATTTCCCTTATGTTTATTGGAGCGTTGGCAACCAGTATTTAGGGAAAACATGCTCTTTCTATTGCGTTAATTTATTACATCGTGGAGAAGTCATGCACCCATATTATGATACATTAATCGGTTTGGGGCTTTCTAATCAAATCATTGAACCAGAAAGTCTATCATTTGCGAATATAGACGGAAAGAAAACACTTGTACACTCATTTAATGTCACACCACCGGACGGTAATCCGCCGAAGAAACAAATGCAATATTCAACTGATATTGTCTATCGTCCGGCAATGCCAATTGTCAACGATGATAATAACGGAAGCGACGATAGTGATGATGTTGATGATGGTTAGGAGGCTATTAAATGTCAAGAAGTGCATTTGTCGAAGTTAATATTACCAATCCCACTAGACTAGCACAAGACTCACAAGATACTGCTAACACTGCGGTTAAAGGTGTCACAAATTTAAATGATCCCAACTTAATGAGTGTCATTGAAAAGCAAAATAACATTGGACAATTCGCTGGTTTAACATCTCAATACAATGTTCTCATACAGAACGCTAAAGATGAAGGGATTGACACGGTCGCCGTAACTACGGCATATAACAATTTAAACAGATTTATGGCCGATATTCTGGCAGACCCTGACCACGCCAGCAATGTTGACCGTTTAAGATACAAGAAATATCAAGACGCTTATAATGAAGAATTGGCAAAGCTTCAAAATGCTCTACAAAATAACACAAACGATAAATTCACCAGTGCCGCGAGTGCCCTAAGCCAAGCGGCTTCAACAGCTAATGTTGCTAAATCAGCCGCAGACAGCACCTACGCTTATGCCAATTCAGAGATAGCTGTACAATCAACAGCCACTGCCAAAGCCCAAAGTGCCGCCGATAATGCTTTTACTAAAGCTGAATCAACAGCTTCAGCGTTCGGACCAGTTAGCCAAAAAGCTGATAGTGCCTTCGCTAATGCTATGAGTGCTCAAAATGTCGCCAGTTCCGCAGTAGAACGGGCATCATCAGCTGCCGCTGATTCCAAAGATGCCAAGCAAATTGCTGGAGCAGTCAGCCAAAGTTATAAGAATTTGACTGACGGATCGACTATGACGATTGCTGAATTGGAAAGTGGCTTAGCTGTCAAATTGACCAAGGCAGATCTTGATGGATATGCAACTGAAACTTGGGCGCAAAATCAGATTAGTGCTACCGCTGATGGAATCAATGCCACATTGTCAAGCGTCAAGAATACCGTTGATGGTCAGACTACCAGCATTAATGACCTGAAGGCCGATTCTAGTTCATTAAAAAGTCAGTTTACAACGGTTAATGATACTTTAGGCAAACAAACCACTGACATTGGAAATTTACAAGCTACGTCAAAAGAATTGAGTTCCAATTTTAGCTCTTTGAATGCTGACAATAACACTAACAAAAGCGATATTAGTCAACTTAAGCAAACATCCACAGAAGTCAGCAGCACTTTGGAAACTGTTCAGACACAGGTTCAAAACAGCGCTGTTGGGACTAACCTATTAACTGGTACTGCTGATAAAATTGTAACTGGAACATTTACAGGTGGTTTTGTTTCAAATGAAAATAATGATGATTTTCTATCTCTACTTAAAGGGCTAGAAGGAGAAGTTGTAACAATCTCAGTTGATTATGAATATCAAGGATTTGTCGCAGGAAGTGCTAAAAACCGTATTGGTTGGGAAGTAAAACTATTTACGGATAGCAGTACACACTATTTTGGCCCTTGGTATCCTATCCCTTCTACTAATAGTTCAGGTTCAGGAAGAATATCAGCAACATTTGTAGTACCAGAAAATATAACAAGCGTTGAATCTGCTAATGGATACGTTCAATTTTCTGGTTCTGGAACCGGGACTGTAAGTCATCTTAAGCTGGAAAAAGGTAGTCTAGCTACTGATTGGTGCCCTAATCCAGCTGATAATGCCACAAAATCTCAAATTACACAGTTAAGTGGCCAGATAGACCAAAAAGTTGACAGCGGTGATTTCTCAACTTACAAGACACAAACTGCTGGCTTAATTTCCCAAAAGGTAGCTACTAAGGATTTCTCAGCTTATCAAGCTACAACCGCTAAATCAATTGAAAGTAAGGTTGAATCTAAGGATTTTAACACGTACAAGACACAAACCGCTGACGCGATTTTAAGCAAAGTTTCTAAAAAAGACGCCAATAACGTTAACTTAATACCTTACTCTAGCAACTTTTCAGATTCTTTAGAAGGTTGGCAATTAATGGACTGGGGAGCAACTGATAGAAAACTATTAGTAACGACCCACAGCTTCTATCAAAATGGTACTGGAAAGTTGTTATATCTCAATACAGCTCAGAACGCAACTTCTGCTGCTGGTTCATTGCGATTTTCAGTATTACCAAATACCAAATATACGTTCCAATTTAAGGCGTTTGCTTCATCTAATGTTGTTGGGACCAATGTATATTTTCTGTCACGTGCTTATGGTTCAACCAAAGATTATGATACCGCTCATGGTTTGTTTAATAATCTAGTGACTTCTCCATCACAGATTGACCAGTATACGGTTACTTTTACGACTGGTGCTAATGATAACGAGGGCTATATTAGAGTTGATAATATTGGTTCTAACAACGGAGCTTCTTCTGGCTTATTCTTTACTGAGCTAAAGATGGAACCGGGTGACACTGCGACAAACTATATTTATGGTGGTCAAGACTCCATGATTTCGCAGACAATTAACGACGTGTTAATTAAGGTGTCAAAAGACGACCTAATTGACGAAATCAACTTACAAGCTGGTAACACTTTGATTTCATCTAGTGGTCAATTAACATTATCTGGAAAAAGTGTTTTCCTTGATAGTGTCGACCCTGTTATTATGAAAAGCGCAAATATTGACACACTCCTTGTTGGCAAGAAATTGACAGCGGCCGACATCTCGGCTAATACGTTTACCACTAACAACGGAACTTTCATAGTAAAACAAGATGGCTCGGTAACGGCTAAGAACATGACGCTTATTGGTGGCACATTATCCTCGCCAACAATAAACACTAGTAAAATTAACGGTTCAACCATTAATGCGTCCACTTTTCACGGTGGTGACCGTATTAATAATTCCAACAACACCAGTAATTTTTATCCATTCACCATCGAGCCAAGCGGGAAGGCTTCCACGACACTCTTCAACTCAATGGACGCTTTGAGAACAGAAATGAGTGGTGGTGGTTTAAGAACCATGTACCGCGCGACAAATTCTTCTGGTAGCCAATATGAAGCTTATGACGGTAATTTTAGTGGTGACGAGATTTCTTTAAACTCTGGATTTACGAATGGTAGAGACACGTCGTTCTCACAATCT